AGTTGTCATAGCAGCTAAAGCAGTATCTACGCTAGAATCTACGTTAGTAACAGTCTCGGCTATCTCTACAACAGCTGCATCTATCTGAGTATTTATAGAATCTGCAATAGTAAGTGTTTCATCTATCTCTGTGTTTATAGCAGTTAAAGCAGTTGTAATATCAGAGTTGCTATGTAAAGCAGAAAGATTTTGATTTAATGCTTTTATAGCTGCATACAATGTAACAAGATATTCATACTCGTCTGGAAAATTAGTTATTGTAGATATTCCACTTGCATCTAAAGGAGAAGATTGACTATAAGTAGGAACTGAAACCATCAAACCATTACCATTTGGAAATATATTTATCTTCCCATCTTGAATATAATATACTGGGTCTGTATCGGTAGCAAACTCCATGTCAGATGAATCTTGAACCCTCCCTCTTTTATAAGCAGGTATCTGCCTACAGGGTTGGTCTATTGTTCCATCGTTTTTAAGAACATACAAAATCTTATGACCTTCTGAGGTAGTAGTACCATCAGTTACAGTCGTTTCTTCTGCTATCCTTTCCAGCACAGGTCGAGGCATAGCGTCAATAACCTGATTAGCGCCTTCTGTTATAAAGGTATCTAACGCCGTTTCATCGCTAAAAGTGCCAATCAAATCAACGACTTGTGCACTAAATGTTGCCACTGATTTCTCCTCCCTTAGACTCTATGTCCTCTGCCATAGACATTGTTTTAAAGTTAATAAGGTCCTTGCGTATTGCGGTTGCAAAACGACCATCCCTTATAATTGTGGCTGTACTATACCTAGGAGCGTGCGCTCTTTTGCCACACTCTCTACAATAAAACCATCCACCTTCATTCTCAGCTTTACAATGCTGACAATTCATTAAGTTCCTCCAACAATTAATGTCATAATCCTATCACCATTTAATTGTGTATGCGTGATAGACAAAATTTCATTATTGGTAGAATCTAAAGTAGCTATGTAATCCTTGATATCCCTTGCCATAGTTCCTACTGCGCCATCTTCTTCTCCGGGGTTACCGGGATGTATCATAACTTTTACTTTTAAATTACCATAAGCAGCCATAATTACTCCTGTTTTAAATTTTTAGGATGTTCGGGGGCTACTCTTTCTCAGTAACCCCCACAGAATCCAAGTCTGTTACCCGTATTGTTTAGGGTTATGAAGTGGTTAATGCGTCATCAATACCTGACATCGCTTCTGCTAAGTATTCACCACCAGCGTACATTATGTTAATGTAGTCGCCTTTTTGTGCTGAAGTACCAATTACGATGTTAGATACTTGTGTACCTGCTGTTGAGTTAGAAGCGTTACCACCGGGGTCTTTCATCACTAAACTAATGATTGCACTACCTGCAGCTATAGTAATAGCTCCTGTTGGGGTCTCTTCCTCTACAATAAACTTGTAGTGGATACCATCAACTCCGGATGAGGCAGTTGGCAATGTGATAGCGTAAGCTCCACCTGCTGAACTTAGCATGAAGACCTTACCACTGTCAGCTGACGTTAGTGTACGAGCTACGGTGATTGGTTCTATCTTCTTTAGAAATCCACCTTTACCACTATTCTTTTCTCTTGTTGCGGCTCTCATTATTCATTACCTCCTAGATTATGGTGCTGTGTAAGCAGATTCAAAGTTGAACAATGCGTGTGCTTCTGGTAAAGAAACTTCTAAACCAGCTTCAGTCAATACCATATCTTTACGTAGGTCTTCATCAGCAGACTGCACATTAGTCATAATGTGTGTGTCTCTATTTACACCGTTACCAACCAAAGGTCTATAAGCAACTTGGTCCAAGTCAACCATAGCCATGAATCCAGCAGCAAAACCTCTAAATAGAGGCTCTTTTACTAGGGTTAGGTCACCGTGAATAGTTTCTACCTTGACCACTTTATGTCCAAAAGAACCTTTCTCTTGTGACATTAAAGGATTAGCAGCAGAGTGTACTGAAGATAGGAAAGTATTAGAGCTTGCCATCTTGTTAAAGAATGTGATTACAGGCAATGAACATAACGCAAGTTTTGCGCCAGCTCCACCACGTGCAGGGTCAAAAACAACTTCTAAGTCAGCAAGTAACGCATCGTAAGTAAACTGTGCGTCTGTACGAGTTGAGAAGTATGCTTTATCTTCTGTGTAATCTAACTGAGCATTATCTTTAATCTGTGACTGTGAGTTCTTAATAATACTTCCTACAATACCGTCAGAGTAAGAGATACCATTTACAATACCACCTTGACCGAAGAGCATAGCTCTTTCAATGTCAACTTTGTGCTCACGTAACTTTAAGTTCCAGATTCTATCAAACTCACTAGCATATCCACGATATACAGTAGCTCTTGCTGTGTTAGTTAACTCACAAGAAGTTTTAAAGATTTGACAGTATCCAACACCGTTATCTAGATGCTTTGAAAAAGAATCTGGAGAACCAGTTCCTTCTTCAAATGCACTACCGATAACAGTACATAAAGTCTGGTCAGCAGCAGCAGTGGTTGAACCAGTGGCTGCAGATATTGTACGACCAGTGAATGTGCTTGTGTCTCCGGTATCTACTGGAGCGCTTTCGATTCTAACGATTGCGGTTTCTGGCTCGTTTGTTGAGGCGTTAGTTTCGCCAACAGCAAAGACCATTCCTTTAATTAGAAAGTCTACTGAGCCTTGTGAAGTTCCTGCAGTTTCAACAGTATAAGTTAATGTACTGCCTGCAGCTGGTACAGTATGAGCGGCTGCTAAACGGAAACTTCTATCTGTCATATCAATCTTGTTTCTGTCTTTCAACCATCTAAACTGTGGGTCATCCGTAGGGACTTTGGCTACCTTGGATAAGTATACAAAAAACGGCGATTCTTCTGGAGCGAGGTCTGCTACTCTATCACTAAAGTTAAACAGTCGTCTCGAAGGAATCGTGCTGTCTATAACTGCACCGGGGTCTCCAACCTTAAGGGGATGAGGATTATTAAATGTTGCCATTTGTCATTCCTTCCATTATGTGATTAATTAAAGGACGCTAGTACGACTCCCGGCATTTACAATATTATCCCATACTTGATTTTCTGTACTCTTTGGTGAACTTGGTGCACCACCTTGAAGTACCCCAGCTGTTCTGGGCTGTTGTTGGGCATTTTGTACTGCTTGGGCTGTCTCTGGAGCGTTACCTTTGTTTTTTACGTCTCTGAATAGCTTGACAAGATTAGATAACCCTACAGATTCTTTGGGCTGAGTAACAAACCCCATAAACTCTTGAACGTCTCCGTCCGAAAACTTATAAGTGTTTCTAAGCTCATTGACTGTATTGTTATAGGTTATTTCTTCTTGCATCTGTCTCTTTTGTTGCGCCATCGCATTATCTACGACATCTTTGGCAAGCTGCATCTCTTGATTTAGCCTGAACTTAAAAGATGGTGATTCTGGACTGTAATACGCATCCCAAGGGTTGAAGTCTTCCGGTTTCAGAGCCGGTTGACCTTGTTGTTGCTGTTGTTGTGGCTGTTGTGGAGCGTTGATATTTTCTTGAAGCATATTTACCAAATCAGGTCTTTGCTCTAGTAATTGTCCAAGAGGCTCAAACTTACGTAGCTTTTCATTCTCTGCGATTGATTTATCATACATAGATTGAAACTTACGTGCTTCTACCTCCCATTCGTTTACTGGAGTTGTTTCGCTTTCTACACTAACCTCTGGAGCGCTGTAATCTACAGCCTCTTCTACAGGTTGGTCAGCTTGTTGCTCATACTGAGCGTCTGTTTGTTCTCGTACTTCTTGTACTATATCAGCGCCACCATCTACCAAACCGTCAGCAGTTGATGTAGCCTCTACTTGTTGATTATCCATTATATTCCTTTCAGATGTCTCTAAGCTTCAGGAGCAGAACTAGCGTCTTTTCTAACATTCGCTAATTTCTCCGCTTCGAGCTTCACCTTAGATTGTAGGTTGTTTAGTTGAACTCGTCTATCAGCTTTGGCGTCCGCAGAGATATCTTTCAATCTAGTCTTGAATTTCTCGACTTCGACTTTCTTTCTATCACTTATGGACTCCCTTTGGGCAGTCTGGAGGTCACCCTCCAAATTCTTAATTTGCTCGGTCATTGCAGCAATCTGTCTTTGTAATAACTGTCTTTCTTCTGTTCTC